GAGCATGCTGTGCTCGTTGGTCCGTCCATGTGGGCCATGCTGAAGGGCCTCAGCAAGCACTTCGACCGACACCATCCCTTTCTCTATTTCACCTCCGGTTCTACAGCCGAAGAGATCGGTCTTTGGTTCTCTGTCGTTGGCCACAATGATCCAATGTGGCAGTACTTCCATGAGGACTTTTCCCGGTGGGACGCTTCCATCCTCCCTTTCCTCCTCCGCCTACTACATCGTGTCTACCGGCTTTGCAACCTTGATCCCACTGCCTTGGAATTGGTTGTGGCAGATATTCGCAAGCGAGGCATCACTGCCCTCCAGTTTGTGTACTGGGTTGTGGGCACCGTTGCATCCGGCCGTAATGACACTGGAGGTGGGAACTCCCTCATTCATGGCATCGTGGGTACCTTCCTTGCCCACTATGTCGGGGGGCTTCCCGGTGAGGATCTTCCCGGCTTCCTAAAGCGCTCTGGCCAGCGCCTTGCCGTCACCAGTGACGACGGCATGAAACAGGTCCGCCGCGGGGTTCCTGTCCCAACGGCGGAAGAATACCAACTCTTCGGGTTGACTGCTGAGCTTCATCTTGCAGCTGACTCCCGTGATGTTGAGTATTGTTCGGGTCGGTTTTGGCCTACCTCCCATGGCCTCATCTATGGGGTTAAGCCAGGTCGGCTCATTCCCAAGCTCGGATTCTACATTGCCGTCCCTAGGCACTTGCTCCCTTCTGCCCACCGCTCTACTCTCCTCCAGATCCAGCATGATTTGTCATTTCTTCCCCCAGTTCAGGCCCTTGTGTCCAGGCAACTTGCCATCCTTGGCAATTTCAACTGCACCGGTCCTGTTCCTCGCTGGGGTGAGTACAATGTCCATGCCCGCAACGTCCATAGTGCGACCTCGGATACTTGGGCCATGCTTGACTATCTGTATGGCTGGAATCCCCAAATCCAAGAAGAGTTTGAGCGGCTTCTTTCCACTGTCACCTCCCTTCCTTGTTTTGTCCAGTATCAACCGCTGGACGAACTCGTCTCCCGTGACACCGATGTCCCCGGTGGGCCGGTCCCCGGGTGTCTCTCTGCTGAGTCCCCCTTGCTCAATCTGGGGTCTATCGTCACTGCCTCCTCCTACCTCCCGCAGCTCGCAGCATTCTACCTTGGTGTGCCAATCACCCTTACTGATCTCGGTGATTACCTTGGCAAGGTGTTCTTTGAGGCGTTCTTCGAAGAAATCTGGAAACGTATTCGTCTCCGTTCTTTTCCTGTCGGTTTCCTAACGTTCATCGCCACAGAGACGTACACCAAGCTTGCCAATCCTGAGTCCTATCGTGTGGCCAACGAGTTTCCTACCATGGTCCAGCGTTTCCGGGGCATTGGATTGTCCACGGTGATGCATGTAGTCGTTCAGCGTCTACCCATGGATTACGCCACTCTCTGCCACACTGTGTGGAACCTCTTTTGGTATCATGTTGCCACGCGCGAGCTGGCTCTCTCTCCTCAGTTCGACCCCTCCACTGTTCTTCCCCAC